CGGGAGCTCTGACGGTGACGACCCCCGCAGGTCGAATCCTGATCGTTCCCTCACGGGAGAACTAATGGCCTCGATCTCGCGCTACCGCGGCGACACCGCGGTCGATCGCTTCACCGTCAAGGACTCGGACGGCGCCGTGATCAACATCACGAGCTACACGTTCCTGCTGACGGTGGACGAGAAGAAGAACCCAGCCAACACGGCCACCCAAGTTTTCCAGATCGCGGGCACGATCATCGACGCGGCGAATGGCATCGTCGAGTTCGAGCCCACGACCGGCAACGCGAACCAAGATCCCGGCACGTACTGGTACGACGTCCAGATGATCGACCCCGATGGGTTGATCACCACGTTGGCGAAGGACGAGTACATTTTCGTGCAGGACATCACGAAGTAACCGCAGCCCTGGCGGCATCGCGGACCTACGCAGCCGAGTGATTCGGCGCTTTCCCAAAACCCGCCCCTAGATGGGGCACAAGGAGACTGACAATGGCTCTTGTCGATGTCGCCGCGGTGATCGTTCCTTCGGAATTCACCGCGTACACACAGGTTCTCACGGCCACGAAGTCCAACTTCGTGCAGTCGGGCGTCATGGCGACGAACGAGTTGTTCGACGCGCTTCTGGCCGGTGGCGGAGCCACCTTCCACATGCCGTTCTGGAACGATCTCGCGGACACCGAGGCGAACGTGTCGAAGGACGTGGTCGCCGACGTGATCGGCGGAACGCTCTCGACGGCGGACGCCGTGCCCCTGGCGATCACCACGGGCAAGGAAATCGCCATCCGCATGTCGCGCAACCAGTCGTGGTCCGCGGCGGATCTTGCGGGCGATCTCGCCGGCAGCGATCCGATGGCGGCCATCGCCAATCGCGTGTCCAGCTACTGGGCGCGCCAGATCCAGCTCAGCGTGCTGGCGGTGATCAAGGGCGTTCTCGCGGACAACGCGTCGAACGACTCCGGCGACATGATCAACGACATCCACACGGCGAGCACCGTGACGGATGCGGAGCGGTTCTCGGCCGAGGCCATGCTGGACACGATCCAGACCATGGGCGACAGCGGCGAGGATCTCATGGCGGTCGCGGTCCACAGCGTGGTCTACACGCGGATGAAGAAGCTCAACCTGATCGACTTCATCCCGGACTCCGAGGGCCGCGTGAGCATTCCGACCTACCTGGGTCGGCGTGTGATCGTGGACGACGCGCTCGTGGGCGTGACGGACACCAACCCGACCTACGTGACGTACCTCTTCGGTGCGGGTTCGCTGGCGTACGGGTCGGGCAGCGCGAAGGTGCCGACCGAGGTGTCGCGCTACGCTCTGGCCGGCAAGGGCGGAGGCCAGGAGGTTCTCACCTCCCGCGTCGAGCAGCTCATCCATCCGCGCGGGTTCAAGTTCATCGGTTCGCCGACGGACGACAGCCCGACCAACGCCGAGTTCGCGACGTCGACGTCGTGGGACCGCGTGTGGGAGCGGAAGAAGATCCGCATCGCCTCGCTTCGCACGAACGGCTGATCGTGCGCGGGGGCGCTCCTTACGGAGCGCCCCCGCTTTTCTCTCCGCTGCGCAATGACGCGCTGCGTACTCCATGAGGAGCTTCCGATCATGAGCGACAACCTGGATTTCTTGGACGCGGCGCCCCCGACCCCGACCGTCACAGAACCGAACGTGCCCGCCACGACCGATGTGGTGAAGGCCGAGGCGAACGTGTCGACCGACGCGCCCGCGCTCGAAACCGTCGAATCGAAGCCCGAAGACCGCGTGAAGGACGCTCAGAAGGTAGTCGATGCGGCGAACGCGAATCTCAAGGACGCGCAGTCCTTGCTGCAGAAGGCCATCAAGGACGCCGAGAAAGCGGATGCCGAGATTCCGCTGCACGTGCGAAACGCTCACTCGAAGATGCTCGACCAGCAGAATCGCGACCGGCACAACGAGGCGCTCAAGAAGGTCGCGGTGGCCGGCGTCGACGTCAAGCGCTTGGTCTCGGATCTCGGGCGCCCGCGCCCGCGCAAGATCGTGCCCCCTGTCTTCAAGCCCTGAATCGGGAGTAGTCCATGCCCCTCTCCAGTAGCGACCTGATCGTCGAAGACGGCACTGTGGTAGCGGACGCAAACGCGTACGTCACGATCGCCTTCGTCGACAGCTACCACGAGCTTCGCGCCAACGTGGAATGGACGAATGCCACCAAGGCGAAGAAGGTCGCTGCGATCGTGCAGGCCACCGACTACACGGACTCGCGCTGGCGCTTCGTCGGCACTCGTGCCGACGAGGACCAGACGCTCGAATGGCCGCGTGACGATGCAACGGACGCGAATGGCAACGATCAAGAGGACAACGTCCCGCTGGTCGTGAAGCAGACCGTGGCCGAATACGCGCTGCGCGCCATCACGGCTCCGCTGATGCCGGACCCGACCGTGGACGAAGAGAACGGCAAGTTCATCATCTACAAGCGCGAGAAGGTCGGACCGCTCGAAGAGGAGACCCGGTTCTCCGAGTACCGCGGCCGCTCCACGTTGCGCCCCTACCCGACCGCGGACCGGCGCCTGGCCATGAGTGGCCTCGTCCTCACGGGCGGCGGCCGTGTGATGCGCGCCTGATGGCCGACTTCGCGGCTCTCGCTCTGCGCCTGATCACGAAGAACGGGCGCGACATCTCTCTACGCTTCCAGAGCGGAACCACGCCGATCGACGGGACGAAACCCTGGCTCGGTGATACGCCCGCGACGACGGACGTCGCTACGGTTGGCGTCTTCGTGGATCCGAAGGCGACGGACTTTCTGGCGCGCGTCAGCGCGGTCTCGCGCCTCGTGCTCTCCCCGGTCGAAACGGAACGCGTTCGCGTTCTGATCCCGGGCACCATCACCACAGAGCCGAACATGACGATGAAGGTCGTGGATGGCGACAAGGTCTGGGGTATCGCATCCGTGTCGAGCGTCAAGCCCGGCAATGATGTTGCCCTGTGGATCTTGGAGCTGGTCAACTGATGGCCGTCAACACCATGGCCGAAGCCCGCGACGTGCTCAGCGGGATCGTGCAAGACACGTGGGACGACACCACGTCGATTCCGTTGCTCTACGACAACATTCAGGGCGACCGGCCCGAGACGCCCGGCCCGTTCGGTCGCATGGTTGTTCGTCACTTCGACGGAGAGATCGCAGCGCTGGGGTCGAGTCGACACCGCGCCTTCGGCATCCTCTTCGTGCAACTGTTCACCCCGTCTGGTGCGGGGACCGCTGGGCTTGACGTGCTCGCCGACGCGCTCGTCAAGGCCCTCGTCTCGGCGAGTCCTGGGGACTTGCAGGGCGTTCGTCTCCGCAGCATCGGCGCAACAGAGCTCGGCATCGACCCATCGGACCGGTTGTACCATCAGGTCAACGTGTCCGCGCAATTCGATTACGACACCAACACCACTTCCTGAGTAGGAGTACACGACCATGTCCGATACGAACCGAGTGGGTCTTGCCGCTGTCCGCGAGACGGTCTTCGGCACCACGCCCAGCAACCCGGCCTTCTTCGAGATCGCGAGCACGGGCCAGCCCAATCTGGGTCTCGCCCCGTCCACGGTTGTGTCCAACCTGCTCCGCGACGACCGTCAGGTGTCCGACCTAATCCTGGTCGGCGGCGAGGCGGGCGGCGAGGCGAACAGCGAGTTGGCCTTCGGCCTGCACGACGAGCTGCTCGAGTCGGCGTTCTTCTCGGCGTGGCAGACGCGCTACGCGAAGCGCAACGATCGCGGCGCCACTCAGGTGACGGCCGTGGCGGCAGCGACCGACGACTACACGGTCACGCTCGGCGTGACCACAGGCTCGATCACGGTGGACTTCGCCGCGGCGGGTGACACGGTGACGCGCGCCACGGGCTCGTTCGTGACGGACGGCTTCGAGGCCGGCGACACGGTGATCATCTCTGGTGCGGTGGACGGCGGCAACAACGCGCAGTTCCTCGTCAAGACGGTGACGGCTCTCGTGCTGACGCTCGAGAACGGCGTGGTGGACGAGACGGCGGATGCGGGCGTGACCATTTC